ACTGGTGCTGCCGCTGGAGCAGGTTCAGCTGGAGCAGGTGCTGGAGCAGGTTCAGCTGGTGGTGCTGCTGGGGCAGGTTCAGCTGGTGCAGCCGCAGGTGGTGCTTCTGCAGGTGGTGCTTCTGCAGGTGGTGCTTCTGCAGGTGGTGCACCTTCTCCCTCAAAACCTAATTGCGCGGCATAGTCAGTATCGTTTTCTTCATCGTGGGCTTTAAGGTATTTTGAAATAATGATTCTTGAATCCATTTCATCTAAACCTAAATCTGCAAGTAACTCAAATGCACGTTCTAATTTACTGTTGTCAATAATTCCTTTAATACTACTTACGGCATTATTGCCGTTTGTACCAATTGGAACTTCTTGTGCAAATACATCTTTTAATTTTTGCATGGCCTTTTCGCCGCGGTCATCATCTCTAAACAAATCATCATCTTCTCTCACAATTTGTTCAATAGCTAATTCAAATTGTGATTCTATTGACTCTTTTTCAACGTGATCATCACAAATGCAGTCCTTTTCTGGACGATCACACGCATCGCAGTATTCGTCATCTTTTTCTTCTCCTAACAAATCATCAGCATCAACTTCCTTAACAGGTATTTCTGCTTCATCAACTAAACTATAGATATAAGGAAATACAGACTTTAATTCTTCGTTAAAACTGCGTACAGTTAATCGATCTACCCAATCATTTAAAATATCTTCTGGAACTTCTTTTGTTGTTCTAGCAGTAAAACTTTCTTTAAATGTATTGTAATATCTTTGACTTTGTAATGAATGGATTTCTTTTTTAACTTGATCAATACGCTCTAGCACTTTAGAATTTACTGCGCTCATTGCTTCGCTAACCATAGGATTACGTTCAACATAGCCCTTAAACATACGTAGTTTGCCAAGTTCTTCGCTAAGTCCGGTAATGTGCTGACCAACAGAATCATAAGGTGTTCCGCCGTGGCAAATGTGTTGAGCTAGAGCTCTGGCACCATTAAGATGTTTAAAAGGATATTTAAATCTTTCTCCATCTGCATTTTCAATATAAATGCTTTCAATGTGCATTGTGCGTCCAGCTGGAAGATCTAAATTAATTGGTTGACTATGTTTAATAATCAAACGTGCTTCGCCTAGGTCCTGATAGCTCATTCTATTGGTACCGTACATCTTGTTTTCCATAATTAAATCTTCCTTGGGTTTAGCTTGAAACTGATAATCTCTTTTGTCTAGTTCGCTCTTACCAATGTTTTGTACATCAAAGTTTAGCAAGCGAGTCTTTGCAAATTTTCTAAATGACTTGATAAAATCGTATGCGCCGCCTTTAAAACTGTTGTCGTCGTCTACTAAATCACCGCTAACTTGCATAACTACACCGTCTTCTTCGTCAAGTGTAATTGCTATAGTTCCTAACGGTTCACCGTCTTCTACATATTCAAATTCAAAGAATCTAGCATTAGGAATGTCAGATTTTTTGCTCAATACATTGCCCTCTTCGTCCCCAAAAGTAATGTCTGGGAAACGGACTTGTATTTTTCCATATAGGTCTTTTGCGATTTTATCTAAATTAGAGTCCATGTTATATTTATGCGAAGCCTGACGAAATAAATATGGGCAGCGGAGCTTCAAAATCTTCGTCAGCATGTTCAAGATTGAGCTTTTCAAATATAGCTGGTTCCCATTCTGCTAGTACTACTGTCATTCTAACAATTAACAATAGTGCGGCTACTAAGTCGTCGTTTTGCCCTTCTTTGGCCTTAAACGTTACGCCATTAGCAATGTATGTTTTAAGTTCACTGATTAAAATCTTGCTGTTTATAGTGATTTTGTTCTCTTCGACAAAATACTTCAAACGACTGCAAGCACTGATTTTATTTCCGTGTGTAGTGTTAAATCCTTTGCGGAATTTACGCACATGGCCCTTACGTATAGGTTCAGACAAAAATAATCCGTGGAAGTTTTCTTCACCGATATCGCTGATTACTATTAGAGCAGATTCACCTAAGCTGTTATTTTCAACACTGTAATATATCTGAGGTGGTGCACCTTTTTCTTCACCGCGTTCGTGGATGTATTTTAATATCTCACGCATGACTTTGACCTGCTGCTGTACTGGAGTTAGGTTATGGTGCCATTCTGCGACCTGTACCATTTCGGGCATTTCGTAGACCTGTATTGCACCGTAGTCTCCGCCGGTACCTAGGCTAGGGTCTAATGCTACTAGATACGTTGCTTTAGGATTGATGTCTTTATACCAGCGTGTCTGTCCCATGGTCATCATCGGATCAATTCCGCTGAGTTCAGCTAACTTAACTGAGTTAATCAGTGTTTCGTCGAAGATTAAAAATTCGCAGTCAAATTCTCTGCGGAAACGTTCGTCGCCGATTTTAGCTCTTTCTAAACGTGCCCACTCGTCATCTCTATCCGGGTGTTCTGTCCACGGTGCGAAAAATGGAAAGAAACCGTTTAGGCCTAGTTCAGTTTCATTACCGTACTCGTCAAATCTTTTATTCGCTTCAGTCCAGATCATAGCAAACTGATCTTCGTCTGAGTTGGGTGTTGATGTGATGATTGCTTTACCGCCAGTGGCCAATGTAGGCGATAATGCTGTCCAGAACTCTTTGGCCTTTTCGGGCGGCTGCACAAATGCAAACTCGTCACAATAAATCAACGACAAAGATTTACCACGACCAGTGTTTTCTGTCGTTGTGGTCGCCTGTATACGTGATCCGTTGTCGTATTCAATAGTGTGTCTATTATAAGAATAAACACCTGCACGTACAAAGTCAGGCAAATTTTCATATGCATACCGATATCTATCCATGATATCGCGAGCACCTTCATATTTGTGCGCGGCTATCAATACCTGTACATCGGGAACAAACATTGTATACCATAATAGGTATGCTACAGCGCAGGTAGTTTTACCCATCTGACGAGGTAACATGGCAATACATTGTTTGTTATTGTGGTAGGCGTGTATTAATCTTTCTTGATAAGCATAGGGCTCAAATGGAATCGATCCTTTAACTGGATGCTGTATCTTGATAAAATTTTTGGCAAAATACAATGGACCGTCTATAGGATCCATGCATTTTTCTAAGTGCTGAACTTCCTCAAGAGTATACTTGGTTTGAGCATGCGCTTTTTTGATTAAATTACCGTCTAACGATTTTCCCATACTGTTATTTAATGAAAAAAATAGGGCCTTGCGGCCCTATTTGGTATTTTACTTTAATTAGGCAAATGTCAAGCCTGTTAATGTAATATTAGTGATAGTGATGTCGCCAGTGTCACTGCCGTTTACTGCGGTATCTACACGTTCTTCTAAGTTATCGTAAGTGTTATCAGCAGTAGACGATGAACCATAACCGTCACCAGCGTCGCTATTTACTGAACTGATAATCGCAGTAAATCCAGTGGCTGTATTACCAGGAATTCCTACATAGTATATTTCTGCTCTTTCTTGTAAAGCTGAAATAGCTTTGAAAAAATTACTATTGGAATTGCCATAATTAGTTGAAAAATTAATTGTAGCAGAAATTACTTTGATGGCTTGTAGTTGTCTTGTTCCGAATCTCGTAAATGGTCCAGCGCCGCTGGTCCCATCTCCTAAAATTTTTCTCGAATTGGCACCTACTGTTGTGCTTTCGATAGTAGTTGAGTAAATATCTGGCATTATTTTGCTCCTTTAGCTTCTGCTAATCTCTGTAATAGCTCTGCGCGAATTTGAGCACGTAGATCTGTGCCCTCTACTGCCATAGGATTGTCTCCTCGATATGGCTTATCGCTAAAACTTTTCTTTGGTTTATTTAAATCATTGCCGTCGGGAATAGCAGCATCCATGTCCATAGTATTTGGCTCACTGTCGTCTACAGAGTTTCCAAACGCTTCATCTTTATCTTTATCTTTCTTTTCAAGATCATGATCTTTCATATCATGATCGCCATCGCCATCACGATCTAAACTAGCACCTAGTCCGCCTGGCTGTTCGCCGTCATCTTCACCTCCAGGCATATCGTCATTGTCTGAGTCCATGTCTGGAAGCATTTTTAGTGGTCCTGAATCTAGATTACCTAACTTAAGAGGTGACATTCCCATTGGGGGCATGTCTGGTTTGTCCATAGGATCGATGCTAATAGAAGAAATTGGGGGCATCGCAGGCTTGTCCATCTCTGGATTCACCGCTTTGATCAGTTTCATCAATTCTTCGATATTATCCAAGCCTTGAGCATTTAGGTTAATGCTCATGCTAGGAGGTGGAGTGTCTGGTTGGCTAGGAGGTGAACTCATAGGTCCGGGCATGCCGCAGTCTGCCAGCGGTTGTTCCGCTACTGCATTCTCGACAGGTTTGTCAAATTCTTGCATCTTGGCTAAGAGTTCTTGAAAGTTCATTATTATTTTCCTTTACGTGGATCGGGATTATCTATGGAGCTCATAGGAGAAACTGATCCAGTTTTATCTGTTTTAGATTTACCAATTTTGTATTCAGAATTGAAACCATCTTTGGTTCTTTGCTTAGAAGCCTTGGCTAAATCTTTTAAAAAACCTTTGTTGAAGTCGTCACCGAAATAATCTTTGTGCTTGACTTTTGATGCTTCTTTATATGTACTGTCAGTTAACAGAGACTCACCGCTGGGTTCCATGTCGACTGTATTATGTTCTAACTCTGCTGTGTCACCACCGTTTCTTACTCTAAAGTATGATTCGGGTACATACCATTTTACATGCTCGGCTAGTTCGGGTGCTGTTATAGGATATTCACACATTACTTCAAACGTATGAACTTCAACATTGCTTAGTTCCGGGAAGTCTAGCGGAGTAGCCTGGATCGGCGTCTTTGATTTTTCAATGATTGTAGGATTGGCTTTACCTATGCAGTCCTTTAGCTCGTTAATGAAATTTTCAGGCAGATCGCCAGCCACCTTCAATCTAAAAGGATAGGTTTTTTTACTTTCAGCAAGATATTCTTTAAAAGTTTTCATAGTAGTATTTATGCTTTCCCGCTTAATTTTTTAAGGAGCTCGTTGCGATCAGTTATGACATAGCCCTGTCCGTTGATCATATTGTTATCGCTGTTTCCAGCATCGTTGTCTATTTTTAGCTTCTTAAGCTGTAGGTCTACAGCTTTTAATTTTTTTTCTATTTTGTTAGATTTCGCCGTAATAGCGTTACCCATCATGCTGGCTGCTACTTCGAAAATCCTTCCGCTATAACGAACTTCTACATTCATACCTAGATCCATTAAATCGTCATAGGCTTGTTCTGCTTTTTTAGCTAGGTTATCTAACTCAACTTCGTCTAAATTTTCTAGTTCTTGTATTTGAGGTAATGTCTGTACAATTTTCTGTACTGCTTGAAACTGATCATCTAAACTCTTGACTTCCTCGTGTACAGGTGCTGCCTGTTCAGGTTCAGCAGTGTTCGATTCCAAATTGAAAAGTTCTTCTAATTTTTTAGTCATACTTTACTTATTTCCGTTTTCCGCCTTGATGGAAAATATCGCCTTCATTTACTACCCTAAAACGTATACCTTGTTGTTTACACCAGGCGTTTGCTGCTTCCCACTTGGCCATATTTTTAACATACTGCTCTTGGTTAAAGCGGCTTTTCCCCACACTTTCTCTAAGCGTTTGACTCTGCGGCTTTACTTCCACTACTTCTGCATGCTTCTTTCCATTTTTGTCTTTGTAGACTACAAAAAAATCCGGAACATATATCGTGTGTCGACCAGTGAACGGATCTCTATAAGGTATTTGAACGCTTTCTGATGCCCAGTTTTCTACTCCAGGATGTTCATCTAGCATACGCATGAAAACAAATTCCCACGAGCTGCGTGCCAAAGGAGTCTTTTTCCCTACATATTTTGCAGGGTTTTTCATTTCAAATCTTCCCTGGGCGAATCTAGGCATTAGGCTGCAATGTTTCTAATTTGATTTGGCTTAACATCGGCAGTTCTAAAGCCAAGTATAGATGTTGGTACTCTGTTATTATTCAACACTTCGCCGACTAGTTGACTTAGAGATACTGCCGGAAAACTTTTCATAGTATCTAATATCTGTGCGATCGGTTCGCCGTCTATCTTTGCCTGACGTAGGATAATCATAGCAACTGTGGTGGCTGCATCGTTATCAAAGCCTGCTTTCTCGAAAAAGCTCACTGCCAATGCAACGTCGTTAGCAGGGAATTCAAGAGCCTGTTCACCATATCTTTCAAAATACAGTTTAGTGGGGGCTGCACTGTCTTCAATTATTTCTGCTGGTAAATTAGTAGCTGGCATATTATTGTTCTCCTTCCGCAGTTACTGGTGCCCCAGTAAATGCTGCATTGGCGATCACTGTTCTAGGAGCGGCTACAGTAGTTGCTTCGCTCTTGTTGCTTTTGGGGAAAACTGCACCCACTATACCGCCTACAGTTGATATACCTGCTTCTATAGCGCCGGGACTGCTGAGAATATTTACAGCTTCGCTTTTTAGCTGCTCTATACTCAGCCCTTTGAAATTTTTATAAGTGTTGATAGATTTCGCTACGGTGCCTAAAAAACCACCCGGAGAACTGAATGCAGCACCGGAACCGATGTCGCCAAATATCTGTTCAATTCCGTCTAATACACTGCCTTCGCCGGTTAGTGTAGCAACACCGCCACCAGCAACACTGAGTGGGCTTGGTACGCTGTCGTAGTGTAGAGTCGCAAACCCTTTTGGAGATCCATAGGTTACATTTCCAGTAGTATATTTTACAGCTTCGTATTCCAACGACATTTGATTGTCATTAAACTCATTTGCAGAGTAATCCATATTCCCGTGTGTCCAACTCTTTATTCGTGGATTTATGAGGGTGTAACCAACAAACCTTCTGCGGCTCATTGTAAAAATTTGTACCGACTTAAAGAACGGCCTATTGATTTTATTATCCATGCCGTAGGTGAAGTTATCCATCTGTGTACCGCTGGCACGTAGGTGATTGGCAGAATATGCAGCATCTGGTAAGTGTCTATCTGCGATATAGTAACCATAATACAACGCCCACATTGCATTGACCACTGCATTACTGTCGTCGTGCATGGTGATATTAACTGCTTCGTAATTGATCTGCTTGTATAGGATTTTTTTCCTATTGTATTGATTTTTTGTAACGCTGTCGAAATTGAATTTAGGTAAGTCTGCAGATTTGACTAATAGTCCAGCTTCATTCTGATGCTTGGCTGTAAACAAACTTAAACCTCTAATAGCGGGATCAATTTCGAATCTTACATAGAAAAGAAACTTAGTTCTAGGTGACAATCTAAGGTTATCATCTACGAATAGTCGTGTCGCATGTCGCCAGTTAGACTGCTGACCTTTAGGTTTGGTTAAGCCGCCTATAAGGCCTGTGCCGAACTCTGAGAGATACCTAGTGAATTTATTTGCCATACAAATATTTATGTCGTAAAAAAAGCCCGGTTTTTACTCGGGCTTTTTTGATCAATATTACTATTAACCTTGTGCTGTTGTTGCACCTGTTGTAGCTGCACCTAAAGTACGGCCTACTGCTGCACCAATACCGCCAACTGCACTTGTAGCTGCTTCGCCTGCTGCAAACTGCGCCAAATTATCGTAGGCGATAGTCAACGCCACTGTCATATGTTCGTTGGTTGAATAGTTAGCATCACCGTAATCAGCATTTTGTAGGAAGCATCCATATAGTTCGAATGTTTCTAATGTGCTAGGTACCAATGCTCCGTTACCACCGTCCAGTACTTCAATTCGTGTAGTAAACTTGTAGTCAATACCAGAACGTGCAGACGCCTGTTCCATGAAATCGTATTGTTTCTGGATCTGTTGTCCTACTAGTTTCTGTACTTGACCGCTTGCATCATCACGCAGAGTAAGTGTAATATTTTCTAGAGTATACTTACCTGCTAGTTTTACTTTAGAGTTATAAACGTCCAAGGTCATTTCTTCGAATGAGACTTTTGGTCTAGTAACATCCTGTACCTGCTTGGTAAGTTCAGTTGCTGCGGCAACTCCGAACCCTAACAATGTTACCCTAAAGCGATACTTTAGCTTAGGCATGAGCAACACTTGAGTGCTGCCCGCCGCGTTGGTTGTTGGAATACCAATGTTGTTAAGCGATGTAATTGCCATGTTTAAATTTCTCCTGTGTTCTTGATACGCAATGGAATGTAAATGAACTCAATGGCCTTTACTGGTTCAATAGCGATATCAACATATAGTTCGTTGCGATCAATACGAGCCGGAGTATTATTGCTTTCATCACATACAACTGCAAAGTCGTAGATTGCTCTCAAGCCTACTAGTTCAAGCAATAGACTTTCTACTGCCTGTCTTATTTCATCTCTAGTGATCTTGTCATTGGGTTCAAACAGATAAGGACGAGCTAATTTGTTCAACTGGCTACGTAGGTAAACAACTAGACGTGCTACGTTGATGCGATCTAATGCTGAAGCATTTCTTGCACGGGTCTTCTGACCGTAGGCAACTAAGCCAACACCATTAAAGAATGGAATCGGATTAATCTTTAGATCATACAGTGTGTCACGCTGTCCTTCGTTCAATGCCACGGTCTGGAATTCTCCAGTAGCAGCATCGATATAACCTACTGCTGTTGCATTTGAAATACCACCACGACGTGTTCCTGCTGGTGCGAACCATGGGAAGCTGACATTGTCGCTTAGTGCGATAGTCTTCAACATCATGTGACTTGCTGGAACAACTGCGTTAGAACCACTTAGGTCTGTGGTAAAGCCGTTTGGATAGTATGTTGCCAAGTACTCGTCATAGGTTACAATACCGTCGTCGCCGTTGTCTGTGACTAGTTCTGCATTGGTTCCCCAGTTAGTTAATGATGTAGCATCTGCTGCTAATCTCAAAGGTGTGTCACCGATAACAAACGCGGTAATACCACGATCGATATTTAGGTTAACTAGGTTACTCATTAGTTCAGGATAACCAGGAGCTGCAATCAAGTTAAAGTTTCTGCGCTCTTCGTCGCGGATCTCTTGGCTAGTATCTACTACGCTCTTCATTGCCTGAACAACGACCTTACGCTGTGCCTTGCGACCAAAGCTACCTGAACCATCTTCGTTGTTGCCAGAAGCAGTTACCCAACGATCAGTCCAGTATCCGCTCATGTCTTGTCCACTACCGCTGACAAATGCATCACCGTTGTTTGTACCGCCTGACTGGCTTGTACGTGGGTTATCTGCAGAAGTATTGATGTAGTTGTTAGCATAACGCTTAACGTTGCCTCCGCTGCGACGTAGATTCCATAGCAACATACCCTTTGGATATAGTGCTGGATCCGGAGCATCTGGATCTAAGAAGTTAATTGTGATTAGATCTTCAATGGTCGAAGCTGCTGAACTAGTACCTGCGGTATTCCAACGTGCATCTGCAAATAAGATACCTTCTTCTGTGGTTTGATCTGTTTTATCAACAAGTTCCCATCTCTGTGAAGCATCTCCGATATCGGTTAAATTGCTGTTGTATCTGTAGATCGTTGGATAGTTTTCTAGATCAGCTGTACTGATCCAAAGGTCTCCGGTTACAGTTACTCCAGAAACATATGGATTGCTGGCTGCTACCATTGGTAGATAACCAGTTCTCAATGTTGCTGTTGCTGCTTCGTAGTAAGGAGCAGAAGAATGTCTGTATCCTACCCATGTATTACCGTTATGAATCATAATGTCAACTTCTGAGAAGTTAGGATTGTACCATAACTGTCCATCTGTTGGTTCGTTCAACGGTGCGTCCGGGCCTGCAGAGAATCTTGGATTAGATGCTCCTAATGGCTTGTATCCAGAAGCTAGATAATCTTGTGAAGCGCCTGTGGCTAGATCTTCTCCGCCTACAGTCACTGATCCCTGGCTGATGTTATAGAAATTCTCAGTGCCTTCTCTGGTTTTGAGATTGTATGCTGTGAACAACTTACTCAAAGGAGAAGCAGTAGAATCAGTCAATCTAAAATCGCCGCCTTCGCTGTGAGTAATTACTAATCTTGCCTGAGATGTTGTAATTGTTACAACACTGGCCACAATGTTTGTAAATCCTGCAGCATTGATAGCCGCAGCAAATTTATCTGCATCGCTGGAATCACCTGTTGGTGCATTACCGTTGGCTGTGGAAAGTGTAATTGTTCTAGCTGTATCTAATGCCAATTGGCCTACTAGACTTTCTGCAAGTGTAAACACTTGGGTCGCACCAGCAGTAAATGTATTAGCTTTAACAATATTTGATGTTATGCTTGTGCCTGCACCAGCAGCAACGTTTCTGTACCATACACGGAATTCAGCTGTGTCTGGTGTTGTATCAAATCCGCTGTTTTCTTGAGCATTGCTCTGTACAAACAATGTATCTTTGCTGATGTTTGTGCCACCGCCGCTGCGGTCTAGACTGTATAGAGCTGCATTAGTCGTTGCATAGATAGGAGCTTCTACGGCCACCCATGATTCAGTAGCTGAACTCCACTGCTTGGCTCTCCATCTTGCACCGTTGTTTGGCTCTGTAGTCTTGACCCATACTGAACCTGTTGGATAACCTTGAACTGTATCAGTGTTATCACCGCGTTTGAATGTTGGAACTTCTGTGTGCGGAGTTTGTTGTAGTTTAGGACTTAGATAATCACCGACTGTGATGCCAATTGTTGACCATAGAGCTGTACCGTTTTCGATACGAACCCTTGCGTCTTCGCCTAGCGTTGAGTCATTGTCCTCACCCGTTGCAGAACTTCTGCCGTCTGCATAGATGTAAAGTTTATTTGCAATTACCTGTGCATTAACACCTTGGATATTTGCTGCAACAATATTGGCTGCAATAGTCGATAAACTGCCAGCTGCAATAGAAGTATTGTTAATAAACAATGTACCGGATAAAACTCCTGTGTAAGTTGAGCTAACAACCACAGGCCAGCTTGCCTTCCATGCATTGCTGCCTAGTAATACCCAATCACCTGCGTCTACAGCGGTACCACTTGATGCATTATCACCTAATCCACCGTTACCAGCAGACTTATAATAAATTCTTGCTAGATCTTCTGTTGTACCGTAGGTTGTGTCACCTTCTACAGTTCTAAACACCACTGCATAATCACCGATCTGACCCACTGATCCTTTAGGAGCATTTCCATCGATCTTTGCAGGATAATCTGCGTCTGTGAGTACGATAGGTGTTTTGTTTGTGAATTTCTGGCCGCCGGCGATAGTTGCTGCTGCGCCGTTCCATTCTTGGATACCCCATGATGTTGCCTGTGTGTCAATCCACCATTTGCCGTTAGTAGGGTTCGCTCCCGGGGCATCTACTTGTGCTTCTAGTTCGTCTAGGTTTACATCTGCACGAACGATAAATGCTGAGTTGCTTACACCTAATAAACTATATGCTGCTAACAGACCATACTCGTTACGTTCTGAGCCATGTACAGGAGTTGAACTCGCTGTCTGCTCAAAGAACGGAATACCGTATGTGTCTACTAAATCTCGTTGGCTGGTCATTTTAAATGCCTTACCAGCATTGGCTTTTGTTGTGCCCGAAGCTGTATTGGTTCCAGCTCCATTGGTCTTATCTTGGCCTGTAGCTACAACGATAAGAGGAACTGTACCAGGTTCAGCTGGTGTATAAAAACTCTCGTCGATTACCGTAACTTGTACGCCGGGTGATGTTAGTGCCATATTCCCTATTCTCCTGGTAATAGTTGCTCATATTATTTAGCGGTAGCAAGCAAAAACAGCCTCCTTACAACGTAGAAAAAGGGAAGAAAAAGGTGTAAATATTTTTATGAGACCGCTTTGTAAAGCCTGTAATCAACGTCCCAAGGCCGTTAACTACCACAAGCAGGGTAAAACTTATTATAGATCGTTATGTGAAGCCTGTCTAGCACATGGGGCAGGATATCATGTGCCCAGGTGGCAGAGGGCCGGTTACAAACCTAAGAATTACTGTGAGAAGTGCGGTTACAAATCACAGCATCAAGAAGTTTTCCGTGTGTTCCATATAGACGGAAATCTTGATAATTGTAGACCTGCAAATTTAAAAACAGTCTGTGCCAACTGTGCTCAGGTGCTTCACAAGGAGGGCGTCACTTGGCGTCAAGGGGACCTTATCGCTGATTATTGATGCGATTTTACCATAGAGATCCGCAACTGTTCCATCATTATCTATGATATGATTAAAATCAGTACCTACCCAGGCAGTTTCACT